CTACTTTCTTGCTCCAGTAATCGATGCCCTCGCGGATCTCCTTGAGGTCGGCGCGGGTAAGGGAACGGGCCGATCCGGAAGGAGCGCTGATGGAGTAGGCCTGGCCATCGAGGACGGCCGATTCCGCATCCATGTACTCCTGGAGACGTGCTTCGGCCTGAACGAGGGTTATGGGCATGCGATTGTCTCCCTTGATTGGGGTGCGGGCAGATATGGCCGACCTGGCTGGCGTAATCGGCTCGTCCTGCCCGCGGGGAGCATCGTGGTGGTGCGGGATGCCTCGGGTTGTCTCGCCATGCGTAAAGTCTAACGGGAACGCTGCACGGGGGCAATACACAAAACCGTACAAAACTGCACGATTCTCACACTGTTTCATACTATTTTATTTAATCCCGCTATTGATCACGCGGCGGGCGCGTGGAGGAGCGATTTCCATGGTGTTGCCGCGGCCGGCGTCGACAAAGGCTACCACGGACTCCCTGTCTATCCAGAGCATGCCATTCTCGGGCTTCGTCCCCGTGATAAGGCCCCGGTTGTACCACTCGTACACCGTGCGCTTCTCAACGGACAGGAAACGAGCGACCTCGTCGGGACGCACCAGAAGTTTTTCCGGAAGATCCGGAGCGTATTTCACCTCACCCCCGCGCTTACTACTCTGCGGCCACTGGGGGCAGCTGTTGGCTGCGGAGAGCTGGCGGCTCGGGAGAGGCGCTGCTGTTCCAGGCCGGGCGCGAGCATCGCGAATGACGGGAGCCACTCCGGATCGACGCAGGCGGCCGCGCCGACCTCGCAGTCGAGGTAATGGTTCGCCGAGCGGATCTTGACCCAGAAGGTGTTGCCGCGCCGGTCACGATGGACCTCCTCGGCCAGCACCTCATTGATATAGTCCTCGTTCGTCTCGGCGTGGACCAGAAAACGCTGGCTTTCGCCTTCGTCGCGCTCGATACGTCCGTGGATGATCTGCTTGAAGGAATCCGTGTCGAGGAGGCGCAGTTGCAACGTGCCGAGATGAGCCCATTTCGGCCTCCTACCGGATCGCATCTTCGGCGCCTCGCCGACCAGGCTGAGGTGGACCCGTTTGAGTTGCGGATGGGATGCACCCTTGGTCCCGAAGATCCTTCCGTGCATCTTCTGCTTGAGGAGCCATTCACAGATCTCGACCGTGAGCGATTTCTCCTGTTCCCGGCCCTTGCCGCCGCCGGTGTCGATCGCGGCGCGCCAGATGCCCATCCTGATATCCGACTCCTCCTTCGCGTAGGTCGTCTGCAGCACCAGGGCCTCGACATCATCGAGGGTGGGCAGGATCCCATAGTCAACGAGCCAATTATCCAGATTGGCAGCCCAGGCGCGCACGACATACTTGAAATAGTCTTTGTGAGAATCGACGCCGGCGGTAAGGGCGAGCGCGCGGGCGGGGACAACGCATGGCGGGACTGCGGAGCGAACGCGGCGAAGGGTCTCTAATTCTTTTTTCGGCGCGATTCGGAGGGAATACGGTTCGGCCATATACTGGGTGACAAAGGCCATGTCCTTGCTCGGATCGGCGAGGCGGACCAGATGCGCGGCCACCACGCGAGAGAGGGGCATGCGGCCGGCGGAATACCAGGCGGGAAGGTGATAGGCGACGACGAGCGGGCGCTCAACCGGCTCGCGGGCAAGCCAGCGACCACGGGGATCGCAGACGGCCTGATCGCGAAGGCGGTCATCCCATTTCATGCCACATTTCTCGCAGACGTACCAGGCGAGGCGGCGGCGGCGGATCACGCGCGGGTCGGTGATATCGGCCGGCCACGTGAAGCTCTGGCCCGGGAGGAAGCGCATGACCTGCTCGCGGCCGCAAATCGGGCAGATGGCAGTGCGGTCGTAGATGACGTCGGCACGCTGGCGCATGAGGCGGTCCATGGCGCCACCCTCGAGGCCAGGCGAAGAGATGTAAAGTATTTTTTTGGTATACGGATACGAATTGGTGCGCTGCTCGCCGAGGGAGAGCGGGTCGGCCTCTTTCTCGGCATATTCATCGTATTTGTCGACCTCGTCGAAGATGAGATAGCGGACGGGATCAGAGGAAAGCGACGTGGCGGAGCCGGCCCAGGCCATGATGATCTCCATGCCGGTGCAGATGATTGAGTCGGAAGTGACGTCATCCGCGTGGCGCGAGATGAGCGGAGCCGTGAGCGACGATGCACGAAGAGCGGGCAGGAGGCGGCGGCGCGCCAGGCGGCGGGCTTTTTTCTCCGTAGGCATGACGTACATAAGCGGGTCGGGGTCCTGGCCGACCGAGGAGAGGACGCAGTTGAAGGCGATCTGGGTCTTGACGGTCTGAGGGGCGGCGCAGAAGATGATTTCCTGCGTGATGCGATCACTCCAGCGGTCCATGGGCTCGACCGCGAAGGGTGTGAGGGTGTTGGTCCAGGGACCCTTGTGGTCGCCTTCGGTGACGATGCGATAACGGGCGGCGCATTCCGAGACAGAAAGGCGCGACCGGGGAGAGAAGGCGCGGCGCTGGGCGGCAGAGAAGCGCAGGGAAGGAGCGCCGGGGGATGGAAGGGGAAGCGGGGGGAGATGGATAATATCAGCCATCCATATCCTCATCATCCGGGAAGAGATCGTCGAGCTCGTCGGCTGAGGCGAGAAGAGAGGCGCGGGCGGATGAGTGGGGGACAGGCGTTGTGGAGTTCTGCTCCGAGGGCTGGACCGACGGGGTAGTAGAGGGCTGCCAAAGATTTTCGGGCATTGCAAACTCTCGATCCTCGGCGAAGCGGGCGAACCAGGTCTCACCGGCGCTCAGCATGAAATCAATCAGACCCTCGACCGTCTCCTGGTCGCCGTGGGCGATCTCAATGAGGCGGGGGGCATGCGTGCGGCAAAAATACTCGAAATCGCGGCGGAGGATCGTGGCCTGCATGGCGCGCGTCCGCTCGCATTCTTCGATGGCATGGTATTTACCCTCGAGGATCTTGGTACGGAGATCCCAGTGGCGGGCCTGTGCTTGTTCCTTGGCGCTCTGAGCCGTCCGGCGCTCCCGCTCGGCTGTCTCCATGTGGTCGTCACCACGCCTGCCGGCCGAGGGCCGTTCGACCGGATCCAGCCAGGTGCGAACATAGCGGTCTACCGCCTTGCGATGATAGACGCCGCCTCGGCCTCTGACAAGCTTTCGCTCTTTCGCGTGTTTGTAGAGCCCTGACTGGCTGATCTTGTGGCCGGCCGTCTTTAGATACGCAAGCACCTGCAGCAGATTGCGAAAGTCTCCACGATCCGGATCCTCGGGTTTTGGTTTAGAATCAACCAATTTGGCGCCGGGGCGCCTCTGTACCTCCGCTTCCGTAGAAACGTTGCTGGTTGCTGGTTCTAGTGTTAACTGTTCCATTTTTCTACTCGGTTATTTTGCTGCATGCGACCGAATATCGCGCCCTTGGTGGTCGTATCGCACTGACCGGCTGAAAGGACCCATTGATACTCATCGCTAGGATCTCCCGAGGTAGTAGTCGAGCTGGCGCGGGAACTCAACAGCGAAGCGATCGTTGACCGCTTTGGTCGTGCCATCCATCACGTCGCGGGTGCCGAACACCTGTGCAACGCCCGGGCCAAAGAGTTGCTCGATCGGCTTGCGCTTCTTGCCCGTACGCACCCACACGCCGATGTGCCCAGATTTCATCTGGGCGAGGAAGGGCTTGTTGCTATATTTTGGCGAGACGACCTTCCTGCCTCCTGCCCGCTTCACCGACACGGTCACATCCCCGGCATGGCCCCGACCATACTTGGAGCCGAGATACCGCTTGCGCCTCTTTCCCCTGCCCACGCCGGCAATGAACTTGCCCGCCTGCTTCGCATCGAAGTAGGCCAGTGCCAGGCCTCTTGCCCTGCCCGATATCTCCGCGACCATGGTGTAACCGGAGGCCTTCGTCGTAAGTTTCAAATACTGTGCAAGGCGCGCCTGGGCGATGTTGTACTTGCCCCTGATCAGTTTGCCTGCCGTGCCGACGCCCGACGTGGCAGATCGGTTCAGTGCCTGGTTGGCAGCAAGGCGTACCTTGTTGGGATCAAAAAGAGACATCGCTTCTTTCACGCCTTTGAGTTCGAACTTCACATCCATCGGGTCACCTCCAGGTCATGCAGAGATTCAGGCCGGCGGCCAATGCCCAATACAAGGCTTGCCGTATGTTACCCGCTGCCAGATAGCCAGCCGATGCGCATGCGCTCAGCACTATGACCGACCAGGCCAATAGAGGGCCGATCATGGTTCCGGGTTATTAGTCATCTTGTCTGCTATCTTCTGCACGAGTGTGGTCACGGGGTTGGCCATTTCCCTTTTCGGTATATCTTCCTTCGCAATCGGCACC